GATTATAACCATTTCGCCCAACGCCGCCGACGGCATCCAGGGCACGGACCTGACCACCGTGGACGATAAGGACCTGATCAACACCAAAGCCACGGCCAACCGCGGCGACATGGTTGATCTTGCCTACGGGGATGCCACCGGCTGGGCCGTTGACAAGATGATCGGAACCTGGGCCAAAGAGTAAACCCGCATAGCGCATAGAGCATGGCGCATAGCACAACCGCTCTCTGCGCTCTGCGCATAAAAGGAGAATGAAAATGGATAGACTAACGGAAAGACAGGTAATCGGCGAATTTTACAAAACCCTGGAGCAGGACATCGGCGGTTCATGGATCGGGGCCATTTCTAATTATTTCACCTCTGACCAGGCCTCCGAGGAGTACGCCTGGCTCGGTATGGCGCCGGTGCTCCGCGAGTGGATCGGCGGACGCAACGCCAAGGGTCTCAGGGAGAGCGACCTGACTATCATCAACAAGCATTATGAGGCCACCTTAGATATTCTGGTTCGGGACCTCCGGCGGGACCATTCCGGCCAGGCCATGGTGCGCATCCGAGAGCTGTCCCGCAGGGCCAACGCCCACTGGGCCGGTTTGCTCTCAACACTCATAGCGGATGGGGAGTCCGGGGTATGTTATGACGGTCAGTATTTTTTTGACACGGATCATTCGGAGGGTGACTCCGGTACCCAGGACAATGACATCACGGTCGACATATCGGCCATGCCGTCCACCACCAGCGGGACAACCACCGCGCCCAGCACCGAGGATATGCGATGGGGCATATACAAGGGGATTGAAGCCATTATCGGATTTAAAGACGACCAGGGCGAGCCCATGAATGAAAATGCCAACTCTTTTCTTGTCATGGTGCCGCTGGTTTTTCTCAATTCGGCATTAAACGCCGTGGCCCCGCCCGAGCGGTCCAGCCAGACGGCAGCATCGGCCCTGACGCCGTTACAGGCAGGTGTCAGCATCGATGTGGTGGCTAACACCCGCCTTTCGGCCTGGACTGACCGCTTTCCCGTGTTCCGTACCGACAGCGAGGTAAAGGCGTTGATCCGCCAGGAAGAGACGGCGGTCCAGCTCAAGGTCAAGGGCGACGGATCTGAGTACGAGTTCGACAATGACGCCCACCAGTACGGCATCGACACCTGGCGGAATGTGGGCTACGGATACTGGCAGAACGCGTGTCTGGTGACGCTGACGTAAACAAGATGCACGATGAAAGATGCAGGATACACAATAAACATCCTGAATCCTGCATCCTGAATCCTGCATCATGAACAAGGAGAGCACGATGAAACGCTACACGGTATCAGAAGTCCCCCTATACATCGGCGCCGGCCTCCTGGAGCTGACCGAAGATCAATACAGTCCCCGGGCCAGGGCGTTAAAACCCTTAAAGCCCGAGGGCCGTTATGAGATCATCGGACCTGTCTGTTTCAAGGTGGGGGAAGAGATTGGATTTGACGGCAATGCCGCAAAGAGATTGAAACCCAGGCTCACGCCGGTATCAAAGGCGCCGAAGAATCAGAAATGACCCTCGCCGCCGAGATGACAACAGACCTAACCGCGTTCTTTGACACGGACGCCCACGCCACAGCTGTTACCTACGCCGGCGCCGCTGTAACGGCCATCGTGGATTACGGCGAAAACTTAGACGAAATGGAAGGCGCGGCCTTGAGCCGGGCCATAATATGGGTAAAGGTGTCGGACGTGGCCGCACCCGCCTACCGCGACGCCGTAGTTATCGGGTCCGACACATGGACCGTCAGACGTGTCATGACCGGCGATGGGTATGTATGGCAGATCGAGATCCAGAGAGATGAAAGACCAATGATCTGAAAGGAAAAGACGTTATTGGTTAATAGTTATTAGAAAAACACAAATAACAAATAACGAATAACAAATAACATGAATTTTTTAACTCTACTCCATAACCTACGCGACGCGGCCCACGACGACGCGGGCACCCAGGCCTGGTGTACCACCAATTATGGCCGCAACCATAAGGTCTATGTGGGCGTGGACACGCGCAAGCCCCCGGGCGATGACGCATACCCTTTAGTCCATCTCTACCCGGTGAATAAGATAGCGGGCGAGGGCGGCCAGACCCATATCATGGGCGCCACATGCGGCATATACGACACGGCGCTCCTGGCGGGTCACGGCAAGACAGACGTGGTGGAGCTCCAGGGTATAGGCAATATGGAGGCGTTCAGAAAGCTGGTTGAGACCGCCCTCCTGGCAGCAGAACTGGACGCCGGCCATTGGGTCGATCAGATCAATACGGAATTTGAGACCATCGAATTTTTTCCGTATTTCTTGACCGTTATGGAGATACGGATCACCTCCGAGCTCTCATTCGGAGACGATTATTATCAATAACGGAAAGAAGTTATCAGTTATCAGGGAAAAACACCGGTAACGAATAACGAATAACAAATAACAAATAACGAGGTGACAAAATGCCGAAAATGAGACTAACGCAGGAATGGCGAGGCAACCCGCCCGGCACCGTCTTAAACGTTACACCGGGCCAGGCCACCAGCATCGAGGTCCTGGGCAAAGGCGCTATGGTAAACAGCGCCGGACCCGCAAAGAAGGCAACCAAAAAACCATAAAGAGGTGCAGCATGCAGCCCATCTCCATAATCTGCCCGGTCATACGGCCGGAAGATTATAAACGGCTTGTCAGATCCATCGAGAAAAACGCCGGGATCCCGTCTGAATATTACGAGATCGTATCCGCAGAGGACAAGGACCGGATCGGATGCCCGCAGATGGTGAAGCAGCTCGTGGCCCGAGTAAAACACGACCTTGTCTGTTTCCTCGGCGATGACACGACCCTCGAGCCCCACTGCCTGCAAAATGCCCTTTCAGCCATGGCCACATTACCTGGCGGCTGGGGCGTGGTGGGTCTCAATGACGGATTCATAAACCGGAGACTCCCCACACACTGGCTGGCGGACAAGAGGATGCTGCCCATGTTGGATGGCGAGTTCTTCCATACGGGATATAACCACCTGTATTGCGATTGCGAGCTCCGGGACCGGGCCGTGGCCGCCGGACGGTATGTATGGGCCGAAGACGCCCGGATCATGCACCATCACCCGGCGCTGACAGGAAAGACAGATCCATCTTATAACGCACCATACGCCAGGGAGAACCAGGACCGGGACCGGGATCTCTACCATACCCGAAAGCGCGCCGGCATGGACAGCCGGCTGGCAATAGGCCTGCCCGTACTCACGGAAAAGATATATCTCCAGTTCATGGTATCTTTCCTGCTCATGGAAAAGCCGGATTATACCCTGTTATTCCCCACATTTCCGGCCGGAGAGTTCCCGGAATCCGTCTCCGCGGCCAGAAATAATCTGGTGGAGCAGGCCCTGGACGAGGGCTGCGACCGGTTGATCATGATGGACACGGACCAGATATACCCGCCGGACACCCTAACCCGGATCATGGCCCACGGCAAGGACGTGGTGGGCACGCCGGTCCATCGCAGGTGGCCGCCCTTCGACCCCATACTATACAGGGGCACCCTGGGCCGGTATGTGCATGTGCCGGATCGGGAATGCTATTCAGGGAATCTGGTGGAGGTGGACGCCACCGGATGCGGCTGCATCATATATAATACGGAGGTATTCCAGCGGATCCCCAGGCCGTGGTTTTTAAATACAAAGACCGCCGCCGGCAATACCGTGGGCGAGGATATACATTTTTGTCATAAGCTAAAAGAGGCGGGATATAAGATCTTTGTGGATACGGGCCTCAGCATAGGCCATCTCACCACCTACGAGATCAAGCGGGAGACGTATCAGCTTTATAAGAAGCTGAACGATTTCAGATACAGGGAGACGGCGTGAGCAAGATGCAGGATGCAGGATGCAAGATGCAGGATGCAGGATGCAAGATGGAGGATGCAGGATGCAGGATGCAGGATGCAAGATGGAGGATGCAGGATGCAGGATGGAGGATAATTCGCAACCCGCAACCACCAAGTTTTTAGATGTGATGAGGGACATAAAAGAGTTTCTCATAAAAAAGCGTGTTGGAAATGTCCAGGTCAATATGTTCAAAGGCGGTATTTCCAACTGGTCTATTAATGAGACAAAAAAATGAAATAGCTCATAGCTCATAAATACCATGAGCCATCAGCTATCAGCCATCAACCAAAAACCGGGTCGCACCCGTCCATGGTAGCCCTTAAAGACACGATGTACGATGCACGATGCACGATGAAAGATCCTGCATCATGTATCCTGCATCATGAAAGGAGTAAATATCATGGCAACAAAAATAGGCAAAGACTGCGCAGTGAAGCTGGCCGCAAATTCAGTGGTCGGCATGGGTACATGGTCCCTTTCCGGAATTTCCAGTGACCAACTGGAAGACACGGAGTTCGGGGATTCCTGGAAAACATTCAAGTTCGGCCTGAAGGACGGGGGCCAGGTAACTTTTAACGGCCTGTACGACCCGGCCGATACCACGGGCCAGGAGGTGCTCAAGGCCGCCAATCTCGATAACACCGACATAACCAACCTGCGGCTCTATGTAGACAATACGTCCTATTACGAGCCCTGCCAGACCACAGGATACTGGTCACCGTCCGATACCACCGGCAACCCCACCGTGCTGAGTCACGTCAACATCACGGCGTACGATATCAGCGCGGATAAATCCGGGCTCATGCAATCCTCATTCACCGCTAAGATCAGCGGCTGCATGGTGCTCATTTAATCGCATAGCGCATGGCGCATGGCATAACGCTCTGCGCCATGCGCTCTGCGCCTGCGCTCTGCGCCATGCGCTCTGCGCATTTCGCTTCCCGCGCAAGGGAAAGAAAGGAGTCACTCATGCAGATCAATCTATCCGACCCTAACCCGCCCGTAAAATTTTACTTTGATGAGGATTTTCCGGAGAAGGGCCATGTGCTCCTGCGCCGGTTGCCGCCGGCAGAAGCCCAGAAAATCCGGAAGACCTGCTCCAAAAAGCAGCCGCCTGAATATAGGCGCGGCACCCGCTACGAGATCCCGGACAAGATAAACGAAGAGCTCCTGGCCGAGCGGATCTGGGATTATTCCATATGCGGCTGGGATGGTCTCGTGGACCAGAAGGGAAAACCCATTCCCTGCGACGCCGCCATGAAGGTCAAGCTCATGATGGAGTCCACCGAGTTTTCCGGCTTCATAGCCCAGAAGATGGAGGTCCTCGAGACGGACGCCAAAAACCCGAAAGATGACGATGCAGTAAAAAACTCATCGAGCACGTCGCAAGACTGAGAGAAAAGCCGTCATGCGAATCGTGCCGCAAAATGTACCTTGAAAAAGGGGAGCACCCGCCCTGCGAGGACTGCATACCGGAGCTGATGCCCGAAAACCACGACACGGCCAGGGCCTGGGGATATTGCCAGGATCAGTACGTGATGGGATTCGGAGGCCCGGTGGCCATAAGGCTCGAGGCCATAGAGACGGCCGTCCGCATGGTGGAGCCGGAAGACCCGGCCGCCACGACTGAAAAGCTGATAAGACTGGGAAGGTCCGTCGTAGCTGATATAAACGAACAAAAAGAGGCAGACCGGGAACAAACATAAAAGCCGTTATTAGTTATTGGTTATTAGTTATCAGGTTGAAACTTTAGTCACTTTAGTCACTTAAAACTTTAGTCACTTATTGATATGAATCCCCAGCTGAAAATAACATTAAACGTAGACGACAAAGGCTCCGTCCATATCCGGAAATTCGGGAACCTTACCGAGCGCACCATCGACAAAACCACGCTCTCATTCAAGGACCTGAACAGGGCCATGATGTCGTCATCCATGAAGCTCAAGACCCTGACCGCGGGCCTGGCAGGCCTCGCTGCGGGCCTGGGCGGCATGTACGCCGTAAAGCGCCTGGCGGACGGTTTCATGGACACGGCCAAGGCCTTCGAGGCCATGACCGTCAAACTCAACGCCCTTACCCGGGGCCAGGGCGTCGAGACCCTCGAGCGGATCAACCAGTGGGCGCTCGACATGCCCGTAAACACCCGCAAAGCGGTCGACACCTTTGTCATGATGCAGGCCATGGGCCTGGATCCCACCATTGAGAAGATGCAGACCCTGGTGGATGTGTCCAGCATATTCGGGGATGAGACCATGCCGCGCGTGGCCCGGGCCCTGGGGCAGATGCAGCAGCTCGGCAAGCTCTCGGCCGAAGAGCTCAACCAGCTGGCCGAGGCAGGCATAAACGCCCGCAAATATCTGACGCAGGCATTCGGCCAGACCGTCGAAGAATTACAGAAATCCGGCATGGAGATCGAGAAGATCGTCAAGGCCATCATGGACGGAATGAAGAATGAGTTCGGCGGGGCAGCCGCAGCAGCCATGAAGACCTGGTCCGGGATGACCATGACGCTTGTTTCATACTGGGACGAGTTCAAACGCAGCGTAATGGACTCGGGGCCCTTTGACGCCCTCAAGGACGCCCTCGGCGAGGTCACGGAAGAAATCGCCCGCATGAAGGAAACAGGCGAGCTGGATGAGTGGGCCCACCGGATGGCCATGGCCATAGTGGGCAGCATGCAGACCGCGGTCCAGGCCGTCATGGCACTCTATAACGTCTACAAGGGCATGTCAAAGACCGTCCTGGCGCTATATGAGCGATATATGCAGGTCATGAAGATCTACTATCAGTATATGGCCCTCACATCATGGGGCGATGTCAAGAAAGGCTACCTCCGGGAGCTTGAGGAGGTCAAGCAGGTCCTGGCCGACCTCGCCATGGAGTTCGTAAACATCGACACGGCCACGGAAGATGTAAATAAGATCTTCGACACCCTCATAAAACGCCTCGAGGATGTGAAGGGCGGGAGCGATTCCGCCACAGAGGCCGTCAAGCAGCTGGCCGCGGACCTCAAAAACGAGCTGCCGGCCGGCGTAAAGCAAGTCAAAGCATTAGCCGCCGCCATGGCAGAAGCAAACAAAGCGGCATGGGAAGCGCAGGATCTATATGATTGGATCATGAATTATGGGAACGTCATTGATCAGTTAGCCAGGGATGTTGAAGCCGGAATTAATGAGAGTGCGGCCAGCCTTGAAAAGGCCAACGCAGATGCGAATAAGAAAATAGAAGACAGCACAAAAGACACCACGGAAAAAGTGTGGACTCTCTGGGACGAATCTCTCAACAGGGTGCAGATGTTGCTTGCCGATACCTTTTATGATCAGTTTAAAATTAACTTAAAAGGATCATTGAGTCTGGTTGAGGGGTTTCTCAACAGCATGATCCGCTTGCTATCAGAAAAACTATCCGCCACTCTTATGGCGGAATTATTCGGGGTCGCCACCGGGGCAGGCGGCGGGCCTACCGGGACCGGATCAGGAGGCGGGTTCGGCAGCCTTTGGGATTGGCTTGGATTAGGTAAAATTGGATATGATGAGGCTACTGGTCAAGGTCTGCCTCGTATAACGGATCTACTAGGATCGCTTTATGAATCTATGTTTGGCCCAAACTATGCAGCTATCGGAGAAGGTGGCTATTTTGGCGGTATGGGGCCGCCGGCCGGCGTAGCAGGAGCAGCCGGAGGGGCAGGTGGCGGGATAGGGACAGCAGGAGCGATGGCGGGTTACGGTGCAGCTAATACAGTAGGTACTTTAACCGGTCCGGGATTAGTAGGCAATGTTGCGGGTGGTTGGATAACTGCCGGTGTGGGCGCAGCAATAATGCTCATAAATGCTATATTCGAGCATAACATGGGACAAGACAGTAATATATCCACAAAGACAAGACTTCATATATCTGAAGACCCCGATAGGCTGTTCACCGGAGAGATGTATAAAGCCTATGCCGGGGCTGGAGAGTGGAGCCCGGAAGATGCTGCCAATGCCGCAAAAAAAATTGGTGGAATGATTGCCGACACTCTCGATATGTATAATGTCATGTTTGAAAATCTCTCAGATGAATCAAAGGACATATTGAAAAACGCAGTGGGGGCATTGGAAGGCATTGAAGTTTGGGCGACGTCATTCTCAGAGGAAGGCTCAAGAGTCGGAAGCCGCTTGATACGCAGGACACCCAACGAAATTTCAGATGTTGAATGGATCGGTCTTGAAAACCAACTTAAAAATAAAGAAATCTCTGAGGGCGTGGCGTTACCGTCTTTTAATGATGCCATGAAAGAA